CTTGGCATGTTTGTTGCCTGGATAGTGCTTGAGGGTAGTGCTAAGACTGTTATCGGGTATTGCATTATTGCCAGCATCGTTATCTGGGCTGCGACATACCCTATACGCAACAAAGATGACTAATCTGACCTACGTTTTAGTCGTTTACGCTGTTCAGGTGTAGCTCCACCCCAAATACCAAAATCTTCAAACATCCCTACTTCTAAGCATTTAGCCATTACAGGGCATCGCAAACAAATCTCTCTGGCAGTTTCGGTAGCCATGATACGCATAACTGATTGACCAGGTGTAGATAAATCTTCAGGGAAGAAGATGTCTGGCACTTGCTCACACTCAACACCACCATTGTCAATAATTGCTTCATGTAAGTCAAGGGTGATGCGATCTATTCTCAGTTTGTCGTAGGTCATGTTTAGAGTGTAATCATGACTAACCCCCAAATAACTGAAATCCTAAATAAAGCAACTCTTTTAGGTAACTTTGAAAACAACAGCCCTGAATGGCATGAGCTTCGTAACACTGCAGGTGTCATTTCAGGTTCAGAAATCGGCGCAATCTTAGGGCTATCACCTTTTACTTCTGCAATAACTTTATGGGCAGAGAAAACAGGAAAGATTGAACGTGACTTTGTAGGTAATACTGCTATGCGTTTAGGGCAACTTGTTGAACCTGCTATCCGTCGACTCTATGTTGAACAGCATCCTGATCATATTGTTGAAGAGGTAGGCACTTACGCTGCAACTGACGCATCTTGGATGCATGCTAATCCTGACGGAATCTGTATTGACGAAACAGGGCAAGGCTACATTTTGGAAATCAAACACACTGCAACCTATTGGGATGACGTGCCAGAGCATTACAAGGCGCAAGTGTATTGGTATATGGCTGTCTTTGATTTGAGCAAAGCTGTCTTTGCTGTAGTCAATGCAGGTAGATACAAAGAATACGAGGTTATCTGGGATGACTTTGAATGGGATGCGCTACTGCAACAAGTCACAAAGTTTAGGCACTATGTTTTAGATAACGTGCAACCTGATTGGGATGGCAGTGAGTCAACTTTTGAAACAACACGCAAACTATCCCCAGACGTTGAAATCAGAGATGAAGAACTAGGCACACTAGGGATAGAACTAATTAACGCTCAAACCGATTTTGATAAAGCTGAAGAACACTTGCGTGAAATGAAGTCAAGAACTATCGGTGCTTTGAATGGTGCAAAGTTTGGTTCAGTTGATGGGCTAGTTGTTGTGCAGCTCAGTCAACGTGCAGGCGGAGTGCCTTACCTAACAATAAAGAAGAACGGAAAGAAATAAATGCCAAAACTAAAAGACATCTCAGGCCTAAAAGTCGGGGACAAGGTTGCAATCGTAATCAACAGATCAGGTTCAAAAAACACTTCTGTTTCAGGCATCCTTACAGGTATCAGCAATTGGAGTGAAGACAAAGTTGCTTTGCAAATCGCAGACCTGCCACAGTGGATTTATTTGGAAGATAACTATGCTGTGACTTGGAGTAGCAATGAGTAAATGCAAGTTTTGTGACACGACTGAAGCCCTAGTTTATTCTGGGGTAGATGCTCTACTTTTAGGAATACCTGGTGCTGAAACAGGCACAACATGTTACCCATGCGCAAACAAACAGAAAGAAGAAACTAATGGCAATGTTCAACCTCAGTGAGTATCAGACAGTTCAAGAACGCATAGACCTGTTCTGGCTAAAGTTCCCTAATGGTAGATTGCATACTGAACTTGTCAGCTTTACACCTGATCAGGTTGTGTTCAAAGCCGAATGTTATGCAAACAAAGATGACGTTTACCCTCTAGCAGTCGATTATGCTGAAGAGCGTTTAGGTTCATCACCTGTAAACAAAACATCCTTTGTTGAAAACTGCAGCACTAGCGCACTTGGTAGATGTATAAGCTTGCTCGGTAATGAGTTCAGCCCTAAAGGAAAACGACCTAGCGCATCAGAAATGAGTAAAGTTGCCAGGCTAACAGCTGAACCTGTTCATCGTAATTGGCAGGTTGCGTTAGATAACATCAACGACATTGAAGGCCTACGATCACTGTATAACGAAGCAAAACAGGGTAAAGCCTCGTCTAGTATTCTGGAAGCAATCAAAGGTAAGGCCGATGGAATCGTTGGAGCTAAAACAGCAAATTAGTGTGTTGCAGGCGCACTGTAATGAATTAGGTGAACTTGTTGTCTGCCTGACCGATGACCCTATTCTTAGGGCTAAAACGCTTGCCAGACTTGCTGAACAGACTGCACGACTACATTTTTTGACATCTTTCAGCGTGGATTAGGTGTTTATAACATCTAGGTAACAAGTAAGACACACCTTACAAAATGACTATCTTTATACCTGATTTTCGTGTAACTTTGTCTTATAGGCAAAAAGCCTTGTTAGGACAAACGAAGGACAAAACATGACACACACAATTACACTTTCAACCGACATGATCAAGCAGATTCTATGGGCTGTTGACTTGGCAGAAAACACTCTCGAAGGGCTTTCTGATGCAGAACTTGCAAGCATGCATATTGACATTGATCGTGAGGCCTTATTTGGTTTGGCAGATGACTTAGAAGAACTTGTTGCCGATAAGGTGCAAGGCTAAAAAGATTTATTGCTTATCCCTAAACTCTTTTGGGTTTGGGGATTTGCTTTATCTTCTGACTAATGCTTAGATACTTTTCATGCGGACAAACAGGTTAGATAACAGCACAAGCATCTTCAATGAAGGTGACATGTTTTGTGACCGCTGTGGTCAGATAATCCCTAAGTCAACTTGGGAAAAGGCTAAGTCTAGGAATAAACCTGATTGGGATCACTGTCAAGACTGTAAGGCAACCCCTAAGCAACGTCTAGTAGTCAATCACCCTATTCTTGGCAAGATAGAGTGCATACCTTATACAGGTGAACTTGATGAGCTGTGGCGGCCTATAAATGCTGTAGGTGACTTGTATAAGCCTGGGGAAAGACTCTGTGGGCATAAAGACTGCATAAACAGCAATCACATCATTACATCGCCTAAACCTGTTGTATCTGATTTAGACATGATTTTGATGAGCAATGAAATAAGACAACAAGACAAAAGAGCAAGGACAAGATAGATGACACTCAAAATAGGTAGCCTATTCAGCGGTTATGGCGGTTTAGATTTAGCGGTCATGAACGTGCTAGATGCTGAAGTTGTTTGGCATTGCGAATGGGATAAAGCACCTAGCGCAATACTTGCTAAACACTTCCCTGACGTGCCAAACTTTCAAGACGTTTCAAAAGTAGATTTCACTCAAGTTGAACCTGTTGACATTCTTACAGGTGGTTTTCCTTGTCAAGATTTATCTTTGGCAGGTAAAAGGGCAGGGCTAAAAGAAGGAACACGATCAGGGCTTTGGCATCAATTTGCTAGAGCTATAGAAGAACTGCAACCTAAATTGGTTGTTATAGAAAATGTTAGGGGTTTACTAAGTGCAAAAGCAGATAACGGAATGGAATACGACATTGAAACTTTGGATGGTTGGGGAAGAGAACCTGTTTTCACCGCTATACAAGCCGTTCTCGGGTCGCTGGCCGATCTCGGGTATGATGCGAAATGGTGTGGTTTACGAGCTGCAGATGCAGGAGCTCCACACAACCGTTTTAGAATCTTCATTATCGCCTACCCTTCCAACACCAAACACAATGGAACACAGGGAAATCAAAACACCTGAACAAATTGAAGCATTAAAAGTTAAAAGCCCAGGTGGTTATAGAAATTTACGTGAAGTAATCGTCAATGAATTATCAGGAGATAATTTGTTGCGAACACCTAATGTGACTGACTCTACAGGTGGTGCTATTAGTGAAACTCAGGCTCGTGAGCCTGGCAGAATGGTCAAGGTTGCAGACCAAGTTGTTGAACTTGCTTTTGACAATAATCTTAAAGTTAGCCCTGCAATAGCTGCTTCACTATTGCCTACTCGTGCTGTTGGTCATATCCGTAATCATGATGAACCAATAGAAGATTATTTAGGTCGCAGACAAGATTATATAAATGGTAAAACAAAGGGTATGCCTGGTGTTAGTTTAGGTGTTGCAGTCAGGATGGAGCTTATAAATGATGATGTTGCCAACTCCAACGAGCAGGGATTATAAAGATGGACAAGCCGCAAGAATCCGATTTGACAGAGTTCAAAATGACACTCTCGCAAGGTGTATCTTCAACGCTATTCGGGGGGGGGGAAATACTAATGCCAACACCAATTGCTAGTGAAGGTATAAAGGCTAGTGCAGCGCAATCTAGTGAAGAACGATTGAAGACGGGTCAAGTTTTTTTGACAAACATTATTCATGACATTGCTGTTGCAAATAATTTGGCTGTCCCACCGAGATTATTGCCTACCCCTATTGCAAGTGATGGCAAGGGAACAGGGCCTGCTGATGCTGATCGGGTAACAGTTCAGTTGCGAGCTATAAATGTTCTTTTACCTACAGTGACCACTCAAGAATCAAAGACAGGACCTAGTCAATTGAAAAGAAATACGCCACCGCTAAATGCTATTTTGCCTGAATTACATAAAACTGAGATTAGTTGGGGTAAGTTTGAGCCTGCTATAAGACGTTGGGAAGCCCTAACACGCCCTGCACCTGCCCCTACTAAACCTGATGGGAAGAATGGCGCACACAGGCTATCTGCAGAGTTTACAGAGTGGATGATGGGGTTGCCACAGGGTTGGGTTACAGCTGAAGACATAGGGCTAAAGCGTAACGATCAGTTGAAGGCTTGCGGTAATGGTGTTGTGCCACAACAGGCAGAGTTAGCTTTAAGAATACTCTTACAAGACATAACTATTTAGAAAGATTAGGACATGGGTTATAGAGAGATGGATTTAGTTTGGAAGAACAGTCAGGCGACACGACTAGATAAATTTGTGCTGCTTGCTATCGCCAAAACATACAACAAAGGCAAAGGTAGTTACCCTAGTCAAGCTAAGTTAGCGAAGATGACAGGTATCGCTGATGCCAGGGGAGTCCGCAGATCGTTGCAAAGGCTAACTGTTTTAGGTGAACTTGTTTGGGTTCGGGGAAGTAATCAGTCAGGTAAATCTAACGTCTATTTCATTACTTTTATTGAAGATGATGTTGCCAAATTGACCGCTGTAAATGACCAAAATGACCTGTCAACTAGTAGCCAAAATGACCCCCTATTATATAAAGGATTAGATAAGTTATTAGATGCACCAGAGAAACTTGTTTTTAGTTGTGATCCGTTTAGTGATTTCTTTAGGCGTGTTTCTAGTCTTCGCCCTGACATGTCGGTGTTGCAGGTTCAGGAGTGGTTGACTTATTTTGCTAGTTCGAAGCATGCGTGGTGGATTGAGAATGCTCATACCGATGCTATTTTGTTGGACAAGGTTTTAGCGTGCTTTCCTAGAGCAGAGGGGGATAAGTGATGATTGATTTTGAAGAGCTTGTTATAGGTAGCCTGCTTTCTAATCAGGGTCGTGGGATGTCTGAAGTGTTTTTGACTGATAAGGATTTTGATGCTCCTTGGTTTTCTTTGGCGTTTCAGGTTATGTCTAAACAGTTTGCTTCTAAGGGTTTCTTTGATGTTTTTACTGTTTGTGCAGAGTTGAAGGATGTTTCTGTTAGGCAACGTGTTACTGATGCTGTAATGCTTGCTGTGTATCCTGCTAATTTGCATTATTATGTTGCTCGTGTTGCTGAGGGGAGTGTTCATCGTCAGCTGCAGTTGCTTGCACTTGAGTTGCAGGGTGATGATTCGGCTGATGTTCAGGTGAAGATTGATGCTGTCAAAACTAAGTTAGATCAGTTGAAGACGTTTGAGGCGTTGGAGTTGCCTGATTTGCGTTGGGATTTGCAGATGATGTTGAATGAGATTTTGAACCCGAAACGCACTATGCCTACCTGTTTGCAGGGACTCAATAATCTGATTGTGGGACTCAAACAAAGCGGACTGTATGTCTTTGGTGCTAGACCTGGTGTTGGTAAGACTGTTGTTGGTTTACAGCTTGCTTGGGAAATTGCACGTCACGATGATGTCTTGTTTTTTAGCTTAGAGATGGATAAGGCTAGCCTGCTGAATAGGGTTGTGGCCGGGGAGTTAGAGATTACGTTAGGCAAGATTGAGCGTAGTGAACTGCAACCTGCAGATAAGAATAAGATTCAAGAGTTGATTAGGACTGTTGAAAATAAGTTGTTGATTAGTGATCGTGGGGGTCAGACTGTTGCACAGATTCGGGCTTATGTTCATGCTGTCATGTTGAAGCGGCCTGTGAAGGCTATCTTTGTTGATTACCTGCAGTTGATTACACCGAATAACGCTAAAGCCCCTAAGTATGAGCAGATAAGTCAGATCAGCATGGATTTGAAGAATATGGCTAAGGAATTTGCTGTGCCTGTTGTTGCTTTAGCACAGCTCAACAGAAGA